CGGGTCTTTGACCTCCCTTGAACCACCCAGAGCGGGCTGACGTTGCCCTACGGGGCGACCGTTAAAACCCCCAACAACAAAGGGTGATAACATGGCGGCTGAGGACTACGCAACATTGGCTGAGGTTGAAGCCTACGCAGGTGTCAATTTCAGCGACGGCATTGGTCCAGACGATACCCAAATCGGGACAATGATAACGCTGGCCTCTCGGTTGATGGACGCATACGCTGGCAAACAATTTGCTGGCACTGAAACGCACACCGAATGGTTTGATTCAGCCCTATACCAATATCATATCGTTCTGGCTCAACGTCCAGTCGTGTCCGTCACCTCGATTGAGTTTTTAGATTCAAGCGGGAACGTGTCAAAGACGCTGGTTCAATCCCGCAACCGTGACGACGACTTCTGGCTTGATGATGCTGGGGCGGGAATTGTCCGCTTTCATTTGCCGCTGGGCGACACCGTCGAGCAGAAAATGAAGGTCGTCTATGTTGCTGGGGCTACAACCGCCCCCGCTCATGTGCGGCTCGCCACGATCCTGCACGTTGTCCGCTCCGCTGGACGTGCGGCCATGAATGATGAAAACTGCAATGAACGCATCAAGGATTTTTGGCGGGAGTTGATACGGGACTCCGAGAAGGAATACCAGGAGTTGCTGGTCAAGGTCAAGAGCGAAACCCAGATCGCCACCGCCGTCTGGGGTCAGTTTCAACCGCCCGATGGTTCTGGGAAGTGGCGGCTGTGACCATCACCGATAGCGGTGTCCCCGCAACCGACCCCCACACGGCTCTCAAGACCGTTATTGAGGCTAATATGCTCTTCCCTAACGGATCGGCGGCAACCGTCAACGCTTCATGGCTTGAGGCAAAGAAGCAAAAGACCTACCAAATCGCCATCCAGCACGTCTACGGCGAGAGCGACCTCGCAAACTTTGGGACGGGTTCATCGATTGCCGTCACCAGCAGGGTATTCCTTTCTGTCACCCTCTTTGCCCCCACACGTGCGGACTGTTGGACGATGTTCGGGGCGTTCAAGGATTTGCTCAACAACAAGACGATATCCCAGCCCGCCGCTGGGTTCTCCGACTATCACTACATGGTCATCCGCCGTTCAGATACGACCAAGCCGTTCACGGTGCTTGAGCCAAACTGCGGCCCTGGGCAAAGCGATGAGAATTGCATCGGCTACAGGGCGGATGTCACCGTTGAGTTGCGCTGGGAGGAATGACATGCCCCGCTCCTTTGGTGCTTTGAGTTTGACACGTGCGGCCATCACCACGCCCGATTGGGCGTCGACGGCGGGTTTGTCCTATTTTCTTCTCGCTCAACGTTTCTCCCAATGGGCCAGCGGCTCATCCCTCAGCGGGCGCGTTGCTTTGGTGTCTGGGTCGTTGCTGGGTGAAATTGCCCCACACTTTCTGCCGTTCCCTCAACCAGGCTGGGGTTTCACGACCAGCGACGATCCAGCCTACGGTGTAGCCGACAAGACATACCCAGCCGCCACGCCCGTCCTCTCCATCTCTGGGTCGTTGCCCACGGACAATTCAGCCTACCCAACCGCAGGCGGTTCGGGGTCATCGACATACGCCGCCGACACCCGTGAGGTTCGGATTCTGCGCCCTGCATTCGTGCGACGTATCGTCTGATATTGGAGCGTGTCTGGGGGATATTGGCGAAAATCTGATGAGTTTCAAACATTGAGAACCTAAACCCTTAAGAGCAAACACCTCGTGGGGTGTGAACATGGAACGAGCCAAGAGCATAGACCACGCCGAGTTTGCATTGATACAACACCTGCTGGACACCGTAGACCTTTACGGTCTGGAAGCCCGCATGGTCCCCGCAGGGGACGACGTAGCAAAGAATCGATTTGACAAAGCCTGTGAAAAGGTCTGCAAATTGCTGGAGAACATGAGCGACCGCCGCCGTCACAAACTCCCCGCAGACCACCCACACTACCGAGCAAAGGAGGACTGAGCGTGGACACCCCAGACTTCACCGCCACCGCCGCCCAGAGATTGAGGGTTTTGAACCCACCAAAGACGGGGACGTGCCGCATTTGCGGAGCACCACGATCCAACGATTTGCACGAGGGCTCGTCGATTTGCTCAGTCGTTTGCTACGATTGCCGCCAGACCATGCTGGGCAAGCGAGGAAAGGGCAAAACCCTCACCCGTTTGTCCCCCGTGTCAATGACGGGCGAAAAGGGCGTAGGAAAGACCCACACGGCTTCCCCCGCCGTTCTGGGTATGGATGAAGCATTCTCGCCAATGGTGGCGACACAGGCCACGCACGAGCCCGTATTCCTACGCTCGTATTCTCAACGGTAAGACATTGAGATAACAAAGCATTGATATACCCCCGACACGTCGTCGTGGTTGGAGGCAACAAGAATGACCCACCTAACCCCAGCCCAAAAGACAACCAAAGCCAAGAAGTTTTACATCGGAGCGTTGTATCACAGCGTTTTCTATGACCGCTCGAGCCGTCAAATCAACACCCAACTCCGCAACGAAAGCGACGGAGTCAGCCCAACCGAGGCGCAAATCTTGATCGCCAACAAGATGGCACTTCTCCGCATGAACAACGATGGCACGTGCTCCCTCTCTGAAACCCTTCACGGTGCAAAGCAACACGGGCGCAACCACACCCTGCGCCACGACTACGACCCCACCGTTGTTCTCGGTGAATACCCACGAGGTCGAGAGGCCGAGCCCGTTGACATGAAAGCAGTTTACGACATTTGCTCCAAATACGCCTACCGCTTCAACCTCGGCAAGATGTATTGAAGCCAACGACACGAGGGGTTCAGCCCCCCTTAATTTAAGGGTGGGCATCCCTTCCCCGTGTCATGGCGAAGCCCAAGCCCAAGAAACTTCGCATCCTCTGGGGAAGCGAGCAACCAACGCGCCCCACGGGTTATGCCGTGGTCACCCGTGAAATCTGCAAACGTTTGGTCGCTCTCGGCCACGAGGTCTTTGTCATGGGCTGGGACCACAATGGAGAGGATTGGACGCACGAGGAGGGCTGGACAATGGTTCACGCTGGTATCGGCGGGTATGGCTCTGATCGCATCAACGCCAGCGGAGCAACGGTGCTGGAATACAACATCAGCCGCCTCGAGCCCGATGTGTATATCTCCCTTATTGACCCGTGGTTCATTGGTCACGCCGTCCAATCCACCAACCGTCTCGGCGTTCCCTATCTGGCGTATTTGCCCGTTGATGGCTTCCCGTTGTCCTACAAATGGAAGGACATTCTCGCCAACCTCAACCAGCCCGTGTGGATGGCTGACTTTGGTCGCCAGCAAATGGTGGACTACGTTAAGCAGTGGGGAAGCAACGGCGACGGGACGAAGGATATGCGTGACCCCCACCTTGACCGATACCTCATCAACCCAGGGCCTGTGATTTATCATGGCGTTGACCTTGACGTGTTCAAGCCCTTCACCGCCGCCCAGAAGAAAGAAGCCCGACAACAGTTGGGCGTCGATTGGGACTTCACCTTCCTCTCCGTTGCTCGCAACACCAACCGCAAGCAAATCCCCCGCCTGCTTCAAGCGTTGAAGCAGGTCGTGGATCGTGTAGGCGAGGGCAAGGTTGGGCTGATTCTTCACTGCGGCGACCCGACCGACACAATGGGGATGGGCGGCTGGCCGTTGCCCGACCTCGTCAAAGAATACGGACTATACGACAGCGTCCGCTTCTCCGACACGTCCTCAAACCCCCTCCTGGGCTTGAGCCGTGAAGAGATGTCCATGCTCTATGGGTTGTCCGATGTTCACGTCATGGCGACGGGCGGTGAAGGCTTCGGCATTCCCTCCGCTGAGGCTATGGCCTGCGGCCTCCCCATCATTCTCCCAGCCAACTCCACAGGCCCTGAATTGGTCGGCAACAAAGACGAGCGAGGGTGGCTTATCCCCCAATGCACCTCAATTGTTGGCCCAAAGTGGGGGGTCAACATGGGGCTGGTTGATGTCGAGAAGTTGGCCGACGCTATGATAGAGGCCTACATGAGCAAAGACACGGCTCTGTATCAAGACAAATCGACGGCGGCTCGCACGTTTGCGGAGGCTCGCTTCAATTGGGACGACATCACCCAGCAATTCCTGACCCAGATTGAGAAGAAGGTGAACCAATGAGCAAGAAAAAGAAGTCCCCCAAAATCAAACCCCCCAAGACGTGTGGGCAGGTTCACAAAACCAAATGCACCAAGCACAACGATCCGTGCAATATCCCCGTCGAGTTTGACCCAAAGGATTCCAGAACGGAGTGGGTCGCCGCTCTCCATGCTCTCGGTGCTCAATCACACACAAAGGACGACAAACACCGCTGTGCTAAATGCGAGCATGAGCAAATCAACCATAGCCCGTGGCGTTTCTTAAGAGTCCCAGGGACGCAAAACCTGCCATCGGCTCAAGACGGGGAGGACATACGCCGCCACCTTGAAGAGTTGGGCTGGGACGTTTGACCGCTTGAGGTTTGTTATAAACCGCCATCTGCAACCTTTGGGGCATGAGCGACCTCGCTGACCTCTTGAAAGCAGACCTCGTAGCCCTTTGTGAAGAAAAAGGGCTGGACACAGAAGGAACGAAAGCCGACCTGATTGCACGTTTGGAGGCGGCTGAAGCACCAGCACCCGTTGAAGAATCCACCCCAGAGCCTGCGGCTGAAGAACCCGCCCCAGAGCCAGCACCCAAACCCAAAGCAAAGACAACGGCCAAAGGTTCTCCCGATCCAGAGGACGAGAGCCTCAGCACCGTTGATTTCATCACACAGGCCTACCTCTCAATCCTCAAGCGAGAGCCTGACCAATCTGGCCTGCGTCACTACAAAAACGCCCTTGACCTTCACCAAACCATCGACCGCCAGCGTGTGCTTGACGATCTGCTGGCGAGCGATGAATACAGAAACCAATAAAACCCCCCAACCCAAACGATGTGGCTGGTGGAGAGCATCTCTCCAAACGGACGGTGGGGGTCTCCACCCTGGCTTCGGGCTTTGCCAGCATTCTTCCCCCACCGTCCACCTTTATGTGGGTGGGATGGCAACGTCATCTCGCCCCGTAGGACTCTTCGGGGAAGGTCGCCTACGGGGTGGGGTTCATTTCCGCCCCCCTTCTCGGCTCACGGCCTTCCCCACCTTTTCACCTCTAAACCATTGAGATTTTGAAAACATTGATAAAGGGGAATACCTACCCCCAACTATGCCCCGCCGCATCCCCCAACCCCACTGCCCCGACTGCGAATGCCCACAGGTGCGTATCGATGACGTATGGATTGCCTGCCCTGAGATGTGCGGGTGGTCTGAAGTCTGGGCTGACACACCCGATGGCATGCCTGTGCGAGACTGATTGGTGGTTTGAATGAAGCAGACTCCCCTCACCCGCCGCTTTGCCCGCTCATGTCCGACCCTGTTGGTTTGGGCCGTGTCTTTGTTCTCCAGCACCGTCCGCCTACAGGCCGACATTGAGGGCAAATGGATAGGCGGCTGGATTCATTTCTTTGTCATGGGCGTTCCCGCTCTGGCTGGCCTTCTTTGACCCCCCAACCGTTAAAAGCCGCAAACCCCAACCTACGGGCATGGCAGTGCATTCCTTCACAGGTGTCACAGGAAAAATCACGGTCAGCGGGACTATCGTTGGCTTTGTGTCTGGCGATTTCACGCTTGCATCGGCAACGGGCAAATACGTGACGCTGGGTTCAAACTACGCCACCGCCCACACCCGTGGCCTACGATCCGTCAGCGGCTCTTTGTCAAAGGCTTGGGGTGTTAGCGACGACGAGTTGTATGATTGGTTCAACAACGACACGGAGTTGGACATCGATTTTGATGCAGACGACGCAGGGACGCACACCTACACGGTTTCTGGGTGTGTCCTCACCGACTTAGCCATTGAAGGACTTGAGGCTGGGGCTGAGGGTGCTTTGATGATTAACGCTACGTTTGAAGGCTTGACCTGGAGCCGAGACTGAAGGGTGGTGATTTCAATTGAGTTGGCTGGACACCACTATTGCAAAAGCCTCCACGCCCGTCACGGTCAATGTAGCCCATATTGGGCTCGAGGACGAGGACGGGATCGTGCAGACCCTCCAAGCCCAGCCGTTGAGCGTTGGGGAATATCAAGCATTGAAGGCCGACCCATCCATTTCAAAACTGAGCGGGGAGGACAAGTCCGAAGCGTTGGGTCTCCGCATGGCCTACGAGATGCTCGCCAAGTGCGACGACTCTTTGACGTGGGCGAAGTGGAAGCAACTGCCCCTCCTCACCCTCTCATCCGTAGCCGCCGCCGTGGTGGAAGCCGTTGGCTCTCCATCGTCAGGTGGTGGTGCTCTGGGGGAATAATGGAACACTCCGTTTCAACAGAAGGCCAGTGGCTTTTCCAACTTCTCACCCTCTTTGGCTTGACCCCTCAACAATGGCGTGACCTCGATTTGCGGGACGCTACGTTCCTCGCTGGGGCGTTCAATGAACAAAACCGCAGGGAGCGTGAAGCCATGAAGAAGGCTGAGGCTCAACGTAGGGCGGGTGGTCGTTGATGATTGGCAAACAAGTGGCTCACCTACAGGCCAAAATCGACGCCAACACCGCTGGGTTCAGCAAAGGCATGAGCGACATCGGGCGCGGTGTCAGCCTTG